TAGCGGGTAGTCGAGTTAAACCGCACGGTCCTTCTCCAAGCAAACACAGACACGCTCACATGCTGCACCCACCAACGAGTGTAACCGCAAACGATATTCCTATTTGTGCTACGGGAAGCCCCTCTAGTTGTGGGCATTTGTTGATTTCTAATACTAATGTGGAGGTGGACTAATGGTGTGGGCAGCAGATCAACCTGGTTATCCTAATATCTTCGATGCATCTAATTGCAGTCTAATCTCTCAACTTTTGCCATTGGGACCAAAGAAGTTCCTTCAAGAGTTTATGGATGGCACAGCCTTTCGTAACCCAATTGCACAAGTCGCGGGATTAATGAAGGATAAACTTGGCGATAGTATGGGTAAACTTGAGGGAATGGAAGGATTAGAGGGATTGTCCCTGATTAGTGGTGATCTAGCGAATTTGAATTCAGCCCTAAGCGGAGCCAACGACGAACTCTCTGCCTTCACCGCCCATGCTAATCGTCTGAGCGGAGTAGATCTCACGGGGGACAATGGAGTTCTCCCTCGCGTGGACGAGATCATCGGAGTTATGTCTTCGTACAACTCAATCAAAGACCTGCTAAAAGACCCAGGAGAACTTCTTGAAGATAACTTTTCAAATGCGTTCCAATCCATCAATCCACAAATAGTTGGCCCATTCTTTGAAAATTTCGGGCAGAATATGGGCGGCATAGCAAACATGTTGGGGAACATCGAAAACCAATTGGCTATGGGTGGGTTGACCGATTTGGCGGGAACTGTGGGTCAGTTGCGGCAATTAACCGACAACATAATCTCCATCACGGCGACAATTACTAACCTCATCAACGGGGATATTAGTGCCTTTGGTCTTGCTCTTGCCTTTGTTGAACGGTATGCGCTTGGTAATATGCTTATATCTTCTGCCCTTACAGATCCCTGTTTTGGCGCACAATTGGTCAAAAATTTGATTACCGATTCCCCGACAAGTTCGGGCATAGACGGAATCGCCAAAGATATGGGAGTCAAAATCGAAGGCGCACCCATAAATCTATTAGATCACATTCCTAGCCTCCAATAGGTATATTCCCACTCTGTTCCTTCGTGGGGAAGTCTCCTTACACTTTATCCTAAATAATTTAAGTCTAGAGGAGGTAACATGAACACGGAACATATCGGCTCCTGGTTCGAAATTGGTATTGCGGCAGCGGCTATACTTTCGGGTCTAATTATTGGTGGTTGGAAGATATTCATAAATTGGAGAAAGCGTAACTCTCGTAAATTGGAGGAGCATTACAATTTTGTTAATATAAAAATATGGGAATTATTGAGTGAACTTAGAATAAATTACAAAGCCTCTAGGGTAACTTTGGTTAGATTTCATAATGGTGGCACTTATATGGACGGCACTTCTATGCGAAAGATGAGTATTTCTCATCAATCTTGTGACCCAAAAATCACATCCGATATGGTGTTTCGTCAAGATATTTTACTCAGTCGTTTCGTTGAGATAATTGAAATGCTACACGCTAACGACCCGAAAGTTCTTATGGTGAAGGGTTTAAGAGAATCAAACACTAAAAAAGCATATGATCTTCACGATACATTGGGATTTACTATCCTACCAATCTATGCTATGGATAGTCTGATCATTTATGGATACATATCATTAGAATGGTGTGATTTGTCTGTTTTGGATACCATTGATGAACCCACTATGCATGACAGGCAAGAAGATGTCAGGGATCAAATAGGTTATATGCTCAACACACAAAAAAACCACTGATGACAAACTATCTCCGAAAAAACCTATTCAAAGACCTAGACCTAGACTTCACTCTACACCCCGTGACGGCTGATGTCACTCAAAAGGTTGATGCTGAGGCTGTAAAGAGGGCTGTTCGCAATTTAGTCCTGATGACGAAACACGACAAGCCATTCCACCCTGAGATAGATTCTAGGGTGTACCGAATGCTTTTTGAACCAGCGACTCCGCTAGTTGCGATGGCAATTCGATCTAACATCATGGATATACTGACTCGATATGAGCCAAGGGCGAGTATCAATGATGTTCAGGTGGTGTTTGACCCCGACTACAATGCATTCAATGTTTCGGTTTCGTTTATGATGGTTAACTCCCGTGAGGTATCCAAGGTATCTGTAAGCATAGAAAGGCTTAGATAATGCCAAATCGTGTACTCACTCCCGTCACCGAACTCGACTTTGATGGTATCAAACAGAACCTCAAGAACTATCTGTCAACCACAACGGAGTTTTCTGACTACGATTATGAGGGAGCGGGAATCAATGTTCTCCTTGACCTCTTAGCGTACAATACACACTACACAGCAATGTACGCCAACATGCTTGCGGCTGAATCGTTCATGGACTCAGCAGTAATGCGAAAGTCCGTTGTATCTCTAGCAAAGAATCTCGGATTTGTTCCGAACTCCCGTAATGCGGCAACAGCAACAGTTTCCCTTTCCTTTGGAACCACTAGCGGGGTTCCAACCACCGTCCCATCAGGAACTAAGTTCGTTGCTTCCAAGGAAGGAGTTGACTACACCTTCAGTACCATTGAGTCGTATCCTGTCAACAATACGGCAATTCCATATACATCAAATAACATCATAGTTCATCAGGGAGTTTACAAATCACTTTCTTTTATCTACGATGCCGATAGCAACGCAACAAAGTTTGAGATCCCCTTTCCGAATATCGACAAGGATCTAATTCGAATTTATGTGATGGCTTCACAATCAGACTTCAGTAATGCTGATTTCAATTGGTTTGAGAACACCGATTATCTTGAACTCACCTCGACAAGCAAAGCGTATTTTATCACAGAGAACTTTAGAGGGAACTATCAAGTTTCTTTTGGTGACGGTATTCTTGGAGTCACTCCCGAAAAGGGGAACTACATCGTTGTTATCTTCTTCGATACGGCGGGATCCGAAGGTAATGGGATTGGCAAAACCGATACTACCACCTCTTCCTTTGCATTCAATGGAATAGGAGGAAATGACTTTGATGCCACAGTCACTACTGTACTTCCCTCTGAGGGTGGGGCTGAACGGGATAGTATTGAGAAGGTTCGATATGCGGCTCCCAAATACTATCAGTCTCAAGATCGAGCGGTGACAATAAGCGATTATGAGAGTATCGTCTTGCGCGAATATCCTGCCGCTGAGTCTGTGCGAGTGTGGGGGGGAGACGAACAAGACCCACCACAGTATGGTAAGGTATTTATGTCAATTCTGCCGAAGAATGCCCTTCTTTTGAGTGACTCCCAAAAGGATAGTCTCATCAAGAATATCCTCAACAAGAAGAAGATTGTGACTGTAAATTTGGAGATCATTGACCCTGACTACACTTATGTTCTTGTCGATTGCTTTACAACCTACGACTCAAAGCAAGCATTCACCTCTGAATCTGCTCTAAGAGATGCTATTCGGTCTGCTATTGCGGGATATTCAAACTTGGGATTGCAAATCTTTGGAGCCTCGTTTCGGTACTCGATACTATCACGACAAATTGATTTGTCGGGAAACTCTATCGTAAGTAATAGAATATCAACTAGACTTCTCAAGAAAATTATTCCTCAATCTCAGGGTGCGAATTACACACTAGATTACGGAGTTCAACTCTTCCATCCATTTGACGGTAATGCTACCATTGTCTCCTCATCTGCATTCTCATATAGAGATGAGGATAATGTGACAAGAACTTGCTATCTCGAAGATGATGGTAGTGGGTCTATTGTGCTTTACACGACAATTAGTGGCACAAAGACTATTCTGAACCGCCGCATGGGAACCATTGACTATGCCGCAGGAACGATAAACCTTATTGGGTTTGCTCCGACAGGAACAGGCACACTAACCTACATCAGAGTGAATGTGGTTCCCGATCAACGATACGATATCGTCCCAAAGAGAAACCAAATTCTCGTCATTGACCCAAACATCTCTGACGCAGTGAACATTCAATTCCAAGATATTTCCGTTAGAAAGGTCTGATGGCTTCATTACCACTCCTCTTTAGCGGCGGAACGGGCGCACCTCCCGTAACTCAGACACTACAGTTGTCTGAGGAGTCTCCACGCATTCTCAAGAGGCTTGGGCCAAGCAATCTGATTGTTGATCAGGTTCCTGATTTCATCAACCGCGACCATACAACATTCCGTCGATTTGTTGAAGCATACTACGAGTGGATGGAGCAGTATCAGAATGCCTTCGGTATCATTGATGCGTTTACTGAACTTACTGATGTGGATCAAACTATTGGTCTATTTACAGCCGATTTCCGTAACATGTACCTTCGTGACTTTCCTGCTCAACTTGCGATTGATTCGAACGGAAATAGAGTTGATGAGGCTAATCTTCAAAAGAACATTCGAAACTTTTATGGAGCAAAGGGAACTGAAAAGGGGTACGAGTTTCTATTCCGTCTCATCTAGAATGTAACCTCGGAAGTACGCTACCCAAGCGAAGATATCCTCAAATGCTCACATGGTAAGTGGATTGAGCGTATGTCCCTAAAGACAACTAGTTCGGGTGGAACTGCGAACCATGAGATGGCAGGGCAGCAAGTCTATCAGATTGACCCTATTACGGGCAATGTATCTGCATATGCCACAGTCACGGAAGTCATTCAGTATCGCAAGGACTATTATGATGTGACTGAGATTTTCATCAAAAATAAGTTTGGGGATTTTAGCACCGATGTGGTTCTGCTCTGTCAGACATCTACGGCTCTTCTCACAGAAACAGTCTATCCTATCGTTTCTGAAGTCACCATCACCAATGGGGGCGCGAACTATGTCTTGAGTGATGTCATCGAAGTTGTGAACTCGGACGAGGGTGTTGGGTTCGCTGCTGCTATTGAGACTGTTAATAGTGCAGGAAAGATTCAAGGAATAAAACTTATAGATTCAGGAATTGGTTATGATTTGGGGCTAGAACTTACAATTCTTTCTAACACAGGAGACGGAACTGCTAGTCTCAGTATAACAATCGGCGCAGTCACCACTTATCCTGGGTATTATGCTAATAACAATGGTAAGTTAAGTTCTAATAAGAGGCTGTTTGACGGAGACTATTACCAAGAGTTCTCTTATGCTCTCCGTAGTGAGATTTCTTTGGTTAATTACAAGGAAATGTACAA